ATAGCTATTCATAAATGCTCCATGTGTGATAGTTGTGCTATCGACACTTGGCGCATTTGTAGTACCACCTATAATAAATGTAAGTCTTTGAAATGCTCCAGATACATATCTTGCGTATGATTTGCTCGCAATTGTATCTACCGACGGAAAGCCAACAAGCTCATTAAGTTCATTAACATTAACCAATGCTCCATCGAGTATATTTATGTCCTGATAATTACTCGTTATATTGCGAATACCTATTCTATTTAATTCAGTAATCGACCTATTTGTTTTGATCATTGCATTTCGCCAAGTATCACCCGTTCCAGAATTTGGCGAAGTACCTGTATTAATGGTATCTAATTGACATTGTGCACATAATGGAATTATAAATAACAATAATAAATGAAGTATTTTTTTCATGACATTAATTTTAATCTACGGTTAATACTGTACTATCCACTGTTAGGTATGTAGTATCTACTGTTGTATATTTTTCACGCTTTACAGTTATTTTAAAATCAAGTGCTTTATGATGAACTCCGGTTCCTTCCGGAATATAATTCTCGCCTATAAAAGAGCATCGTTCAATGATTACGCTTTGCAATATTCCTTTGTACTCATCCAGCGCAGTTCTTACGTTAGCTGCCATTATTTCCATTGCTCTGTACGATGTTTCAAATACACTTACCTGAATGCGTATATCATCCAAGGTTGATGCTCCTGATGCATTGGAAGCGGGTACATTGCTTACTTGAAAAAATACGATGTATGGAATCGCAACATTTTCAGGTGCCATGCCAGGATAAACCTTTGAGGTTATCGCTTTTAAGCGGTCGTATATGACATCATGTAACATTGGTTCCGTGTTTATCTACATATTTCTCGATCGATTCCCAAATGCTTTTTGCAAATGTCTGCTGTATTTCAGCTTGCGTTTCATCGAATGCCGGGCGCATAAATGGGCGTGCCGGTTGATCAGCTCTGTATCTTCTGGTACCGGATAAACCTTTCGTGTTTTTCTTTTTCCGAAACTTTCCAATACCACTTACTCCGAATTCAATGTAATGAGCAAACCACGGATCCTTAACTCCTACAACAAAGGCTGTATCTCCATCCATTGCAACTACCTGTCCGTTTTTCTTTTTCGGTCCTATGCCTATAGTGACTCCAGCCCTGCTTTGGTAGTTAATTGTAATACTTTGCCCAACCGTTTTGAAATATCCCATTACTTTACTGCGTGCCGATTTTATCAAGGGTTTTGAGGCTTTCCTTAAACCCGCTTTTACAATACTCTTAGCATAAGACTTACTCGACAATCCTTCCAGTACCTTTTCAAGTTCCTTAAAACCGTCGAGCTGTATGCTTTGTGCCATTATTTATCTCTGTATAATACTAAGTTTGTCGCACTGGTTCCAGTGACGAATACCTGTTTAACTTCGCATTTAACTTCATATCCATCGGGTACGGATCCAAATTCCAATTCATCATCCGATACCGTTTTAACTTTCAGCGTTCCGCCGGTTCCTACAAATAATACTCCTGGCTTTTCAAGTTCCACTGTATCACTCGGAGTAACTGCAACACCGTAATCTGTAATTGATCTCATTCGTTTGATTTTTGAATGGTTTGAATTTCTGTAAACTCATTATTGCCTATTTCCTTAACTCCTGTGATCTCCCAGTACTTACTTTCAAAACTTATGCGCATGTTGGCAGTGATGGTTTTTTTACGGATAATAAAAAGTCGGTTCACTGTCATTACTTCCGTGCCTTCGCTTTTGCTTTCACTTGCCGAAACATCTACAATCTTAGCGTAGGTTTCAAAAGTGTTTACCCACGAACCAGTCAATTCTCCCCCGGCATCTTTGGTAGCCGGAGGAGTTTGAATGATTATCTTGCGCATTTTTCCTGCAAAGTTCATGTTGTATGTACTTCTGCCATTTGAAGTAAGTATTCGAAGCCTTTATCGAGCTTGCTCACAATGGTACCGGTTACTTCCTCGGTGCGGTTTTCGAACATCTGGCGAACCAGTATCTTAATAGCCTGAGTAATGTATTCGGGTACCGGATCGGTTGACACTGAAAGGTTATGCCCTGCAGTAAAAGTTACCTTCACCGCATTAATCATTGTTTCCAATGAGGGTTTCGATTTCAGGAAAACAACCGGAGGGTTATGCTTGCCAGACGCGTTATATAGGGATGAGCTCAGTTCTACGAAGTCGGTGCCGGAAGCAGGGAAATACTCCACTTTTGAAATTGCCGTAACCGGTTTTTTTGGAATGTAGATTAGATCATCCGAATACCAGGAATCTAAAAGAAATTGCCATGTACTTTGAACGCAGATATATCCGGTCCGTTGCTCGATGTATTTTCGTGCAGCAAGTATAAGAGCGGAGATGTACGTATCGAAGTCTGTGTTTGCAGATTCAATAAGCAAATGCTCTTTTGCTTGTGCAAGAGAAACAGGCTCGCTGGATGGTCCGGTTATCAGGTCGAAGTACATTGCTTACAGCTTTTTGACTGCGTTAACTGCAATTCTCACAAATGTGGACTGGGTTCCTCCACCGGTAACATAAAATCGCATACGTTTAAAGCGAAGTTCATCTTCTACCAGCGCAAGAGTTTGCACCCCGTTTATAGTAGTAGATGAAATAGTATGCCAGTAGTTTCCGGTTGTCCAGTTAGAAACCTGAATATAAGCTATTCCGGCAGTTCCGCCAGATATGCTGTCAGCCTGGATAGTGAAAGATGCATCCCATACATTGTCTCCTAAAAATGAAGGATCAACAGTATAGGTAAGAGCAACAGCATTCGTAAGGGTATCGAAATACTGATAGTGGAATTGTTTTTGTGCGTTTACCTTGCCTACAGCAAGCGCCAGCACCAATGCGAGTAATACAAAAATCTTTTTCATTATGATTCTGGATTAAAATATGTGGTTAATTTTTCTGCAATATTTTTTTTGATACCAGGTATCTCGGTGAAGTCTTTAATTTCTTTCAGTTCTTCAAGGGATAAGCCTGCTTTTAAAATATAATTTCTGCCGGGAAGATCTTCTGGAAGATCGGATTCTTCAACAGCTATACAAACACCTGCTCCAATTAATTCAGCTGCTTGTTTTTCCTCAAACATACCAACCTCGAAGGGATGGTAAGCCAGGTTAAAACCGCCTGGATGTTTTATAAATTTTAGCTTTTTCATGGAAGTTTATTTAAAGCATCATCTTCCCGATGTCAGGAAGATGATGCAATTAAAACTATGCAGTGATTGCATCTTTCATTGCGGCGAATGCAGCAGCCTGTCTGATCATTACATCCCAGAAGGAGTTGATGGTGATCTTTAATTGATTGTTCGCAGCTAATGTGTAAGGATCAACAATGATATCAAAACCACCCCACTGAAGAACAAGGCATTGACTGAAATTACCAAATATGATTGCACTAAGATCTGTACCTTCACCTTTTGATAAAGTTCCAGGAACGGCTGTAGTAACACCTGCTTTATATCCAAGCAATTCGTTATATGCTTTAAGATCCCAAACCATTTGACCTGAACCAGCATCGATAGCAGTCTTTTTAAGTTTTGCTCTAACCGAAGGGTTAGTTAAAAATGCCATTGCACCAACATCACCTTTTAAGTTGGCAACTGCTTTTTCAAGATCAACGATATGATTTTGTGATGGAGCTGCACCATTTGTTCCACCTGCTACTGCACAAGTTCCGACGGTATTAAGAATACCAAGAGGCTCACCAGTTCCACTTCCATTAATAACTGCTACCTGAAGTTTTTCATTGATAGCGGCAATAATGTCATCTCTAACAAGCATTTCCATGTCATAGTTACCAGCCTGTAAAATCTGAGTTTTTGAAATTAATCCATAAGCACCAAGCCTTTTTGGAGATGCAGTTACAGGAGTAGCAGTCATTGTACCGTCTGCATTTGCATCGGTTTCACCTTCCCACGCTGCACTTGATCCACCTGATTTTGGAATACTTTGATTTCCAACCAAGCCAGGAATAAGTTTTGCGCCAAGTCCGAATACTACGTTCTGATCGTAAAGAGCACCGATGAAATCGTTTACTTCTGTCTGTACGAAATAAGAACCTGAAGATGATCCAGCTAATAAAGCAGTTCTTGCTTCAGCTGCACGTTTACGACCTTCAGCGTTTTGAATTATTCTTGTAGGAATAACGATCTGTCCGGATGCTTCCATACCTGATTCACGCAATTCTTTTCTACCTTCTTCATCCATTTCTTTTTCAATACCTGTAAGTTGTTTATTCAAAGAAATTTGTCTTACAGCTCCAAGGAATGAATACTTGCGAAGTTCTTTATCTTCTTGTTTCCTGGTTTCTTCATTAATCATTCCACCAACTATTCTGGCTTCGATTGCTTCTTCCTTCTTGCGAAGTTCGATGTCGATATCCAGGGCATTGATTTTACTTACCAACTCTGCACGTTTAGAAATTTCAGCTTCAGTGAAATCACGTTTTTCAGTTTTGGCTGCATTGATAATGCCAAGCAGTTCTGTTTCGAATGCGGAACGCTGCTCTTTCATGCTATTGGAAGAGAGTAATCCGGCAGGGAGTGCGAATGCCAATACGGCAACGCCAGGGGCGAATGTGAATGCAACCATCACGATTGCAACCAACATCAGGATTCCTACAAAAATTTGATTCTTTTTCATTGTAATAAAAATTAAGATTTGAGTTTTAAATATTCATATTCAGCCTCGGCGTGCATTACGCTTGAAGGTATTTTCTTTTCGGTTTGTTCGGTTTCTTTATGCTCATCATAACTGCGTTTTGCAACTTCAGTATCTGCATAAGCAGGGAATACAACGGGAGATACATCAATAATTTTTCTGAACTTTTCAATGATGCGAACTTCGCCATTGTCGGGATCGTTTACCCATCTGTCTTTGTCGATAATGAACTGGAAGGATGCTTGGGAAATATCTCCCCTGCTAATCATTTCTAAAAGTTCGTCGCCATGGTTTGTGTTTGGAGCTTCGAACTCGGCTTGCAATCCATTTTCATCAACTGTTAAAGCAAGGGTTTTCGATGAAGTACGTGCATAAAGAATGTTGAAATCATGATTCAGTACGGCAACTACATCTAACATGTCGGCACCATCAAAGGCTCCTCGTTCAATTCGTTCCCTAAATCCCCAGTTGAGAGGCTTCGATAAACTGTTTATAACAGCGGCTCTGATTATAACTTTGCGTGATTTGGTGTCGTCTGATCTTTTTTCAAGAGCAACACTGGCATCAAAAACCCTTTTTTCCGGAGAGTACAATTCTTTTTTCATTTTAATTATTTTCGATTTTGTGTCCGTTCTTCTGTTTCAACGCTTCTTCTGTGAGTGCTCTTACAGCAGGATCAATGCGTGAAGGTGCAGGCTTATTCATTTCCTTTATTGAAACACGGTTTACCTGTACATAATGTCCATCGCCGTCCTCAATTGGGTTTTCATCCTTGATGCGTTTCACATCGTTGATTGAATAGATACCCAAATCCATCATCTTTCCTAAGTAAGCTGCCTCGGTTTGCATATCTCCACGCATGAGTGCGCTAACATTGTGCTTTGTGTATTTGCCTGTTTGACCACCAAACAATTTAAAATCAAGCTCCTGCTCGAAGTTTACAAAGTGAGGCATCATGGTGTAGGTTACAAACTGAATGCCCTGGTGTTCGATGTTGTTGTTCGTGGCATGGTCGAGACTCTGAACCAGATGAAGAGGTACGGAATAGATCCGGCATATTTCCTCGATCTTGAATTTCATTTGCTCCACCATCTGTGCATCGGCTGGAGACATACCCACTTCAATAAGCTCTGTACCTCCATCAAGAAAAGCAAGCTCATGAAGTTTATCACTTCCTCCGTAATTCTGAGCCCATGAGTTTTTCATAGACTCCTTCATTTCTGGAGTAATTTTATTTGGAGTTTTTATTGCAACCTTCTTGCTTCCACCGGTTGAGAATATTTTAGATCCGTAATCTTGCATGGCAAGTGCCTGTCCAATGTTTTCACGTGCCACTTCCATGGGAGACTTTCCAACAATACCATCGCCATTCCATTTGAAGTGAATCATATTTTCGGCTGGTACCGGAAGTTCAAATCCCTTTACATCATACCAAACTTTGCCTTTTACCAAATATGGCTTTACATCTTTTGGTTTTAAAAGCAGTTCAAGTGTTTCAGGCTTTCCTGAATTCTCATTTCTGTGAATGATGGTATAAGAATTTCCGTAGGATGTTGCCTGCATCATAATAGTTCGCCTCCAGGTGAAGGAGGTCATGTAAGAATTTGGGCGGTTGTGAATAAGAATGTGAATGGGATCTTTATCCAGAATGGTTCTTTTATCCCCGTCTTTTTGATAAGCACTAAGTGGAACCATGCAAAAGGCATTTGAAAGAAGTTGCCTGCACGCCCACATTACTGCGATGGTGTTGGCATTGGTCTCGTTCACCATCTTACCGGTTGAACTCTGAGAGCCAAATATGTTTTGTAAAAAACTTTCACGAATCATTCCATTTACGGAATCGCTTCGCCTTTCAAAAACCTTTAAACCTAATATTCTAATCTCCGACTTTTGCATATCATAGAATTTCGATAAGCAAAGTTTTAGAGATTTTATATTTTTATATGAGCAACAATGTTTCCTTTCTTACATAATTCTTTTAACTTCCTGAGTATCAACAATCCAAAAATTCAAATTATTTTGAAAAATTTGAGTAAAATTTCACTTAAAATAGTAGTAATCAGATTCTAACGTTTTTGAGTAATTCTCGCATCTCTTACAACTCTGTAACTTTCAAAACTCGAATAACGTCGTTTTTTAAAAAAACTCTGGTAAAGTTCCTCGGTTTTATCGTAGGCTTCTTTTTTTGTTTTGCAGGTTGCAAGGTTCTTAAAAAACTCCTGGTCGAATCCAGAAGTGGTTAAAAGTTTAATGGCTTGTTCTGATAGTTCCATAGTTAAAAAGATAGGTATGAGAATTGTACGTTACTAAATGTCATGCGTTCGCCGAGTGCCATGATGGTTGAAATAACTCCATCAATTTTCTCGGAGCTTCTGCCTTTGGATGCTTTGATGTTGCCGGAAGTATCTTCCATAATGCCCACGTTTGATACCATCCATGCCAGTACCGGGTTGCCTCCGTGGTTTAGATTGCGGGATAATACCAACTTTTCGAGCTCACGTGTAGGTGCATCGAAATCCACAGTGCGCTGCCTGAATTCGTTCATTTTTATATCTTCTGACTGTAATGC